CCAAGGTCTCCGAGTGACGGCGGGACACGACAGTCGCTCCAAGGCCTCGGGGACTTCCTTACAAGAAGGAGCCAGAGATCTCGGAAACGGCCGTCGCAACCCATACCGTTACAACGCATGGAACTATACAAGCGCAGAGCATTTCCTATCTGCACCGTATAGGGAAGGTGTGAATCAGGATCTCGTTTAAGATAGAACGGCCTCACGGACGTTCCCTTAAAGAAATCTTGACCACATGATTCAAAAAAGTTTCCAGCCAAGAAACTTTTTCTAGGGTTGACTTTGAAGCCTAAGAACTCCAAAGCATCAATTAATTCACCTGTGACAGAACGGGGAACTACAATATCGTCGCCATAAACGGCTACGTTATGCAGGGACCCACCGGTGCACGCTAAAACGAGAGACAAAAAGATTAAGGTCTCGAGTTGAAACGTGAAACCGTTGCCCATAGATGAATACTTCTGAAGGACATGGTCTATCCCATCAACACATGTTGATGGAGACCGTGCTAAATCCAGAAGCTCAACCCACCGAGGTGGGAGGAGGCGAGTTACTGTATGGTAGGCGATGGAATCGCTTGCCGCGGACAAGTCAATAGTTGACAAATCCCAGTAATACGCCTTCTTAGCTAGGTACTGATTTCGTGCCTGGCTATTGAGATTGACCCCGCGACGTCTTAGCTTTTTCGTGAGTAACGCGCCAATGCCTAGTTGAAGAAAACTATTCAACGTTGGCTCGACGCATATCCCGCGATTAGTTAAGGACGTTTTGGGGACCGTAGTGTACTTATTCCCGGGCACAACTACCGGATCGGGTTGGTGTTCCCACCAACCCTCCCCTAGAAGTGCCCTATAAAAGGGAATAAGATTGCAGGTAAGATGCATGGAAGCATCAAATTTATCGGAAGTTACACTACCAACTCCCTTCACACCCGTAGTGGCTCCGGGTCCAAAGCGCATACCGGCTTCAATTTCTTGAAGATCGGTAGAACTCAATGGACCTAGAATATCAAAGATGATAGTTCGGGCTTTTTCAATTAACGGTGGTAAACCGCCAACGGAAATTTGCTCAAGCTTCTCATTAATGATACCACATGCGGTCTCTGATTCATAAAATGAATCAAGAGCAGTACAATGCTTGTCGACCTCCAAAGGCAATGAGGGAGATTTACGAAGAAGGTCAGTACACAAACAATCATCCGCGTAAGCGGAGGAATCGTTATAGTGTAGAGGATCTATCGTAAGTCTCGCCAACTGTTCAAATTCTTTGTATTCACAAAGCATCCAAACAGTCAAAGCCCTCGGAGAATCGACAATATTGCATATGGACTGTGTGACGGTAAGCTCAAGCGTAAGGCTTGAGCTAACATCTACGTTTAGAACGTTAGACATGGCGATACTCCAAAGGTGTTTGACAACACAGGATGTGCTGTCTTATTTCTTACGAAGTAAGTACCGAAGGACAAGTCCTAGGGTACGAAATAACTCCGTAAGAAGAATCATCAAGCTCTTCACCATATTAATACATGGGGTCGAGTTCCGAGACGTAGCCCTTCACGATAGCGTGATTGACAAGATTGCTAATGAAAGCAATAAAGTCATCACGATCGAGAGAGGACATGGACTCGGGAATGATGAAATCACCGTTGAAGCGAGCCACACCTTCCGCACGAAGCGTAGAGGGGTTTGTGTACGCGTCTGTGATGACTTTAGGAAAAGTCAGCGAGACCTTCACACGATGCGTGGGCCGATCAGGCCTGGCAGGGGAGAAGGACAAGCTTATTTTCTTGTCTTCAATAGACGCGCCGGTACTACCTGGCGAAACCAGGGTAGTCAACTCGGGTGATGCGACTCTGGGAGCAAAAACATGGCTCACAGGGGTCGCATGACCGTCGTCGAGTGTAATACTCTGCACTGTTGGCATAGCATTTTCTCCTTATAAGCATAATGCTTATGGTTGAAAGACCGTAGAACGGTCAAAAGATCACTTACGTGATCGGAGCACAGCTAACAGGGACAAATCATTAACAACCGCTTTAAGCGATCGAGATGGTTTGTATGTCGGCAATGGAGGAATGGAAATACTATCAGACCACGCCCGTCGATAATCGTTATAACGATAAACGGCAGGCGATACCGCATCAAATTGATGAGGAAGATAGGACTGAACGTATTCCCGCTTTGTGGATATTGTACCTACCACGCTCTGCACGCCGGATAAAGCATCCAGCGAGGAGAGCCAATCACCGATCGAAAAAGCTTGATCCACGATGAATGAGAAGGGAATTGCTTCCCAAACCCATTCGGCAGGGTTTCCTAGTGTGACTCCACCAACATTGTTGGGGGAGAACCGCACATAGAAAACCGCATGCTTCTTCGTGGTCCACTTTGTCGAAATTTCGTCAGAGTCATCAGATATAGTATCTGAGACGTTGACGACATAACGGTGAACAAGGGGACGTAGAGAACGATCTTGAAGGGCAACAGCGGCGTTGATGACATCAGACATCAACGGAGCAATGCCGTAATTGTAAGTAAGGATACCAGCAGGGATTGATCCCAGCTGGCCCCACTCACGAATTATTTTATCAAGTCGTCCTCTCCGAGCATCACGATAAACGCGTATGAGGTTGGAGGCAAGCCTCTTCATCTCATGACACGTAGTCGGGAACTCGGCAGCGAAACTGGCCATATTGACCTTTGAAGACTTGATTTTTAATCGCATCTTCAGGGTCCAGTCAGGATCGGGAAACGTACCTTGTAAAATGGTAGATGCAGGAGGTATGGCGACACGTCTAAAGTGATGAACCTGAGTTTCAATCCCAGTTTCATTACATGTAAACGTATAAACCACATCATCCAGGACTGTACCCCTTCCGAACACACTTTCAGACGTCGATTGGACATCGATGCCTGTAGGTGCAGTAAGGATATTTGGGGGACGAGTCCTATGATCCACATCGTTACTCACCTTGACACGACGAATAGTGGGTAAATCTGATGATTCAGAGAAATCGCAGACGCTGGCGTTCGATGGGCAACACGCAGGTGTTGACCAATATCGTTCGACAACCTCATTGACATACTCTGTTTCGTCAGAAACTATTTTACCCATAGTACTACTCCTCATTCAATAGTGAGTGGGGATGTCTAAAAGACACAAAGCCACTTGGCTTTAGACGCGGGCGGAAGCCCG